CCACTGAGCGTCAGACCCCGAAATGTACACAAAGCAGAGTTATGAATCAATGAAAATCTAAGAAATCTCTTAGATTTTCAAAGCCAGCTTATGGAAGCGAATTGCGGGGATATCAGCGGCGTTTGATGTTCGGGTTTTTGATGTTCTCAATGTCACCGTTTGCTTTAGACCAGCTGATACACCAGCTATTTATTGCAGCGCGGATCTCCGCTTCTGAGGCTTCACTCAGCCCCTTCATTAGCGCCAGTTTGCCCGGTAACTCGCCAGCAACGTTTGCCACACACTCATAACCCGCTTTAGTCAGTACGTTAAGGATGCGCGTTGGTATAGCCAGCTCTGACAATGGCGCGGCCTGGCCGTCCAGAATGCGCTGGTGGACACGTGGAAAGTCAATTGCCAGACGCTTCATAATGCGCGTATGCAGCTCATCGTTGATTGCTGTGTCCCACATAGGCAAAAGGTCAGGCAGAAGACGGAATACAGGATTGCCCCACACACCCGGCACAACGTCCATCGCCAGCATCATTGCAGTGCGGATCTGGAAGTGGAAATCAGCCGTCTCAATGGAAACATCACGGATGCCATGGAAGACGCTCAGGCCGAAATGGAAGTTGTAGATGTAACAGCCCACGTCGCCGGTGCCGTCCGGCAGCTGAAGCAGAAACTGCTGCACGTCTTCCCGGCCATCGTGAAAATCAACGCGCTCTTTAATGTGATTGTACAGGGCAGTCGTCTTCAGCAGATCATTGGCTGTCTCAGCGCGCAGACGGCGCTCAGTGCCGACGACCTTATCTGCGATATTCAGTTTGCTCTGCAACTCCTGACGCTTTGCGCTTTCTTTCTTGCGGTCGGCGCGCATCTGCGAAATGGTCTTATCACGCTCATTAAGATCCAGCGCCAGACGTTCAGGGTGCTTGCGCCGATATTGGGCATGCTCTTGAGTAAGCGTGGCCAGCGCCAGCTGTGCGGTGGTCAGTGCGGACCTAACACCATCACGGGCGTTTTCTGCGTTGATCACGCGGTTCTCAGCCTCTGAAACCTTTGCTTCTGCCGCTTCTCTGGCTTCTTCAATGGCGTTCTGCGCATCGAGGCGGATTTTCGTTATCTCGCCGTGCAGCGCTGAATCCGAGTTCAGCTGCTCTTCCGCCTGCTCCAGGGCGTCTGCCATCAAATTATAAGTATCGGCTTCATGGTTGAGGCGCAGGCCAATATCGATCTGGATCTGCTCCAACGCGTTCGTGCAGTTGTTCAGGAGTCGCAATTCCAGGTCATCGAGCGTGAGGCGCTTTCTGATCGAATTAAGCTGGCCATAAGCGGTGACAAAGGACTGGTGCAAAACGTCGTCGTCAACGGTGCATTCTGGAAGTTGTTGCAGCTGCTGGATTGGGGCGAGTGTAGTCATAAGGTGGTATCAGTTCCGCGAGTTATTTGCGGCGGATGATAACTCGAAATTAACCACTGTCTAAGAGTTTTCTTAGAATTTATTAAACGTTTTAGGAGGGTAATGGTGGCTGAGTTGTTTACTCAGCCACCAGCAGGAGGCTAAGCCAGTCTGAGGATAATTAGAACACAGGTGACAGCTATGACAAGCAGCAGCCCGTGCAGCAGCAGCGACGGCTTTTTGATCTCGCCACTTTCATACTCTGCCTGCGACATGCGCCCCAGGTAACTATGAGACACCAGGACGGCGTTTTCATCAAAGCCCAGCGTCAGCCGGACGTCATGAAGCGTCGGACGTGAAATCTGGCGCGTAGCCAGCTGGACTACGCCGGAACGCATCTTGCCGTTATCGCCCATGTAGCAGACCGAATGGTAATGAAGTGGCGTATTGAGGCCCATCAGTGAATAACTACCCAGTCATTTAGCCGCATATCGTCAATGCTCAGATCGTGCATTTCGATACCGCCATCCGGACGGGTCAGTATAAGCACGTCGTCACCTTCATGCTCCTGCTCCAGAGACACGAAATACCCCGCCTCCCATGCCTCTCGACGCATCAGCATTTCAGGGTTTTCTTTCATTTTCAGCATGGCCTGACGATAGCAGCACGTAATGGCACCGATTCCAATTTTATTTAAACCCTCAATCTGTGCCGTCGTCATGCGTGCTCGTCCTTCTGTAAATGATTTTCGTAAGATGTAACTGACACCCTTTACGCCGCCGAAATAATTCAGCTGGCGACTACTCATGCCGCTCTGCGCCATAAGTTCCCCTTTCGGTACCCTGAACATGCCGACTTCCAAAGCCAGTTCGGCAAACACTGAAAGCCCCCGTCCTAAGCTAATACGCGTTTTGGTCCGGCGCGCATATTGCTCAAACGTGGGGCATCCAGAAAAGAATTGCGCATCAAAAAGCACTCGTTAACTCCAGAATCCGTCATTTTCATGCGCTGGCATTATTTCGCCCGCCTTCAGAACTGCGTACTGCTCAATCATCCTGATCGTCTCTTCAGGTGAAAATGATAAAAGAACGTAAAACCCCTGTGCCTTAAGGCGGCGCATCCACTCCACCTGATGCTCTGAAGGCATACGCTTACCGTGTTTCTGCTCTACTCGCATCCCGTGATAGACGCCTGCCGGTATTTCCAGTGACATATCCGGAACGCCCCGCTTTGCGCCTTCAGCCTCTATTGCTGCTGCGGTTGATTTAAGGCGAAATCCTCCGTTAGGTACGGCAAAAAGATGGTCGTAAATAACCCTGTCCGTGCGGTAGAAATAGTCAAATATTCGAACCTGATCGTAATGCTCATGCCTGCCTTTGCGCAGGTCGGGGTTTTTGACGAGAGCGGCCAGCGCCTTAGCGTGAACCGATATTTCAATTACTGCCGCTAACCAGGCGGACGCTTTGCCGGATTTTACCGACTTAGCGCAAGCAGTTTTATCTGCTGTCTTGCTGCGGGTTTTTTGGTTTTTTTTATAGGAGTGCAACCACTCTTCACTGAAGCGCATATCCGAAATTGCCAACCGATGATTAAGTATTCTAAAAGGTGGATTCGCGTCGGGGGTATTTTTAACGCTGGGACGGGAAAAAACAAGCCTGTAATTTATATCTTTCAAAGATAAAGATTACAGGCCTTTATCAGCTTACTGGTGAGCGATCCACATCAGCATGAGGCTGTAGACTAGGCCGATGGTGCTCAGACAAAGTGTGATGAATTTGCCAATTACATTAGCCAGAGGCGCATTTGAGGCCTCGGTTGCTTTGATTGGAGTGGTATTAACAAAATCACGCTGCGCAAAATGTTTCATGTTATATTCTCTTCGTTGTGTGCAGGGGTGTACGTCGCCAAACAGAACCCCTGCAATATGCGAAAGCCCGGCCATATGGTCGGGCTTTTTCTTGGGCGCCACATAAGCGGCTTAAGAGAATCTAAGGCTTTTCTAGTTTTCAGTCAACGATTAAGAAAAGTTTTTGTTACTTTTCACCTGTGGCAAGGCTTCATCGGCGCTTTTCAGGCGCGATAGCGCGTCATCAAGTGCAATCAACCAGCTGGTTTTATCCAGCTCTCGAACCTTCATAACCCTCTGCTTCGTATAGGGATTTATCACCCAAACCCATGTATTTTTGTCCTGCCGGTCGCGCATCGTAAAAACCCCTGTAGGGGAGTAAAATTCCAGTTCTGCACCCGCGGCAAATGCATAGGCTTCCAGTTCCTCCAGTTTCAGGTATTTGTTTTCTCGTGGCACTGTGTCTCCTAAAATCTTCTTTTCTCTATCGATTCATCATAGCTGACGTAGGTATATGGTTCCGTATCGTCTGCTGATGGCATTACGGGCAGCAGGTGAGTTGCGCTGTATATAGCGTCATTTTCTATACGCTCGTCGGCATACAGATGCGCTGCAACTACCGTGAGTGCTGGCCGCGAGAGCGAGTATATTTCGGCTACATCACTTTCTACTACCTGACCAAATTTAGTAACTGATCTTTCCAGTAATAGCGTTTTAATAGCAGGCCACCATGGACCAAAGGCGCGGTATGCAAGCCTTGCACTGCTGGCACGCTTTACTAAGTTTTCCAGATAATGCTTTAAAAACGCCTCTTCAGTGCGTCCGTCCAGCGCCAGGGGCAGCAGGCTTTCAATGTACGTCTCGGTTGGTTTGATGGTATCAATCAGTGTCGTCATGTTATACGGCCCTCGCGGGGCCGCTCCTGAATTATGCGTTAACAATGTCGTTGCGTAACGCATCGAGATCGTGTGAGGAAGGGATAAGCCATGCGGCTTGTGTGAACTCGTTTCCGGCCACAGGGTCTTCTTCAAAGTTCCAGAATTTCGCGCCGTATTTCTCTTTGATCAGGTCACGCACCGCTTTGCGCTTGAGTACCGGCTTATCGCTGGTATCCGTCAGCACGTAGGCACCACCAGCAGGAAAGTCGATTTTAAAGGTGCGGTTTTTCCACTTACGCGAAGCCACCAGCTCCAGCTCGTTTTTCATGACCTGGAAGCCATCGGATTGCTTCTGTGCCTGCTCAGTGCGCACTGTTGTTGCCGCGGCCGTAGCACGCTGGCTTGCCTCTTCGCGGCGTGCCTTAACTTCCTCAGCCGACAGCTTGCCGGTCATTAGCGCCTTGTACTCGTCCCACGTTGTTGCATAATCCCGGTATTCCCCCCGCTCTATCCGCTCCAGGTACGCGTACGTCTCACCCACAAGCCTTTTGATTGCGCTGGAGGAAGTAAACGTATCTGCACTGATCCCTGATTCATCCAGCGCGCCCAGCGAAACGCCGGCACGAAGATAAATTGCCGCAGGTGACTCGGTGACGGTGGCAGCGCTATCAATGCCGGTGAATGCATCAAACTTTGATTTCACCAGCAGCGTCGCTATGCCCGCCTGAATATCGCTCTGGTCAAGCTGATGGAACTGCTGCAGCGCGGCGGCGGCGTACTGCTCCGTGAGTGATTTGATAGCCTTCATCTTGCCGTCAGCCATTGCATCACGCAGCTGATCAAACATCCCTTCGTATTCTTTGCGATTGGAGAAACTTTCCATTCCACTACGGAACTGACGCACGCTGATGCAGTTGCTCCAGTAGTACCGGTCATTCTGCGCCCCCAGGAAGGCTGAATGAGCCTCTTTATCGGTTGCGCCGGCGACTTTACGCCCTGCCGGATCGTTCGCTTCAAATTCTGCCACCAGTTTATTGAAGACTTTAACCACGTCCTCCATGCCCGCCTGTGTGCCATAGGCCTGCAAAGCCGTGTCGTAGTTAGCGCCAAACATCGCTTTAAAGAAGCCCTGCGCAGCGTAGATATTCTTCTCCACGCTGTACTGGTAGAGCTCGCGCTTCAGTTGCTCGTCACTGAGATCCGGATACATCCATGCTTCAGCTTTCACGGTGTCACTTGCGCTAATGGCTCCGTTCAGGTAAGCAAGCTGCAGTTGACCAGCATCATCACGGTACAGCCATCCGTCCGTGCGCACGTTCAGGACGCCCGCATGAATCGCGGCGTAGAAATCAGCACGGCTCAGCGTGTCTGCCAGTGCTATCGGCTCGATGCCCTTTGCTGCCTTCTGGAGCGCTTTAGCCTGGTCGGTTGTGATATCCACGCGATCGCCAACGTGCGCAGAAGGCATTTCAGCAAAGCCCCCCACATTCGGGCCTGTATAGCAGCGCAGCGGCTTGTGGATCAGCTCAACCTCAACGGTATTTTTCTCTGGGAAGAATTTACGGATCTGGAATACGCCCTTTTCCTGCTTATCGTCACTCATCCAGATTTCATAGCACGCCCCGATACGCACCAGCTGGCCGTCAGGCAGTTTCATGTACTGTTCAGGTGCGCGCAGCACGTCCGGATCGACTTCCAGTACGCCGGACTTAATCGCACGCTCAACTTCACCGCGTGAGCGCTTTATGGTGCTGGCGGCACTTTTAGAGCGTGTCAGCGCCTTACGTGCGCCGTTCAGCTCCTGCTCCAGCTTCTTCTGCTTCGCCAGGCCTTCGCGCAGCTCTGCACGCGCCACGCGACGATCCTGCCCGCGCCAGTTATCAGCAGACCGCTTGCCGTACTTCTCAACCTCAAGGTTATATGCCGCTTCGGCTTCGGTGACTGTTTCACGCAGGCCGTCGATATCGCCGTTAATTTCATCAAAAGCGGCTGACAGTCGGGTAATATTCTCTTCAAGCACTTCCGCTGGCGTGGCGGCGGCCACGCTTGCTTTCAGGTAGATATCCAGCGCCGCGGTCGCTTCACGCTCCGCCTGCTGGCGTTCGGCGTCACGCTTAGCTTTAAGCTGTGCATCAACACGGGCGCGGCGCTCTTCCGGGTTAGCGGCCAGCAGCAGGCTTTGCTCTTCTTTCGACTCTACATCGCCGTTTTTGATGCTGGAAACGTCGGACTTCATGACGTCGTTGATCCAGTTTTTCTTACGCTGCAGCGTCTCCAGGCGGAACTCGTCAAATGACCCTTTGCCACAGTAGTAATGCACGCGCATGGTGTCGCGCTCGGAACCGACACGGGCGCCGCGTCCGTTACGCTGATCGATACTCGCTGGCGTCCAAGGGAGTGTCAGATGGTGTGTATCGGCGGTGCCTTTGTGCAGGTTGATCCCCACCTCGGCCTTTTTGTTGCAGATGATGATCGGCGTGCGGCCTTCGTTGTAATCGGCGGCGATACCTTCCATCCCGGCCAATGATGCATCGCTCAGCGCGGCCTGATAGTCCTCATAGCGCGCCAGCTCCTGATAGTACTTATCCCACGCGCCGTCTTTGAAACTGCCGTCCGCCTTCTCCACCGGCTCAACCGGTTTCTTCACGGGCTTTACCTTCACCCCGGACGCTTTGGCAACGGTCGTGGCGTTGATAACTCCGATCTGCTGTTCCTGCATACCCAGGGCGCTTGCGATAATGCGGCGCAGCTTGTTGTGCTGCGACTTTTCATCCATGAAGATGATTTGCTTGCCGTCCGGCATGCCTGCCTTCAGATTCTCAATCAGCGCAGCATACTTTGGCGGTACCGGGTGTGAGACGTTTTGCATGCTGATACCGGCAGTAGCGATCGCAGACAGTACCTGCTGTTCCAGCGTGTCGCTCACCACCAGCTCCACGACGCCGCCGCGATTCTTCAGCGTGGTCTTGACTACCTTGCTTGTGCGCGTGTCGGTCAGGCCGGTTTCTGCATCTTCTGCCGTCTCTTCATCGTCACCGGCCAGCAGCTCACCGCCCGCTTCACCCGGCAGCGCACGGGCCACCAGCTTAGCTAGCTCCAGATCCTCTTCGCGGAAACGAAACGTGATAGCGGAGCGATACAGGTCCGGATCGATAACCACCTTATCCATATCGCGGATAACGGAGAAAATGAAATCCTCTTCGTTCTGCACAATGGACATGGTGCCGTCGCCGTTATCCTGCACGGTCTCCTTCTGCCCGATCCGGCTGGCGCGCAGGCGAAGCTCTTCATAGAGTTCCTTCTGGTCACGCGTCATCGGCACGCCCACGGTTTTCTCGTCGAGACCTGGGATTTTCACGCTGTCTTTCACGTCAGCTGCCGACTTAAGCGTGGTCCAGCGGTGGAAGATGCCGCGCAGGCCATCAAGGTTTTTAAAGCCCACCAGCCCTTGCTTGTCCTCGAGCTCGCCGGAAATTTTCTGCACCGTCACGGATTCGGTTTCGCCAAACACTCGCACGAAATCATCCGGCGTCAGGATCCCCATGGCCTTCCATTCATCCAGCGACACGACGTGTGAGAGCATGTTGAAGGCGTCAATCGGGGAGTTAACCAGCGGGGTTGCAGTCAGCATAACGACGCCGCGGCCGTTGTACTTTTTCATCATGTACTGGCTTTTGACGGCCATATCGCGGGCAATCTTGGACACGGACGGATTAGGCAGGTAAGCCAGCTGGCCCGCCTCACGTCCGGCGCTGTGTGAGTTGCGGTAGTTATGCCCTTCATCTGCGATCACGCTGTCAAAGTGCATATCCTCAAAGTAGGGGATCTGGCTCTTTTTCTTCGTGCCGGTATCAGCGGCTTTATCGCGGAGTTTGTTACGGGACGTGGCGGCGCGGTGTGAAGACTTCATCAGATCCGTGCGGCCATTCTCAATCTGGTTAAAGACCGCCTGGCTGGAGTTTTCCTCAATCGTCTCCGGGCGCATCGGGATATCACCAAACTGCTCTTTGGTCATTACCACGGCGCGGTAGTTGGAAACCGGGATCATGTTCATCCGCTCAAGCACGGTTGCGGCCGCGGACTCCTTCACCACGTTACGCATCACCGGCTGGCCATCTTTATCCAGTTTCGGCTCGTTGTTCTCGTCGCGCTCCTGAGCCTGCATAATCTGGCCATCTTCGCCGCGCACTTCATCCAGGCCCACAAACAGGATGTTCTGGAAGGCCTCGGCGCTGTAGAAGCCTTGGGCTTCGTGATACCAGTTCTGGAGGACCGCTTTTGGCACAACATAGACGGTGCGCTTACTGCGTCCAACCTCATAGTTGTAGGCTTCCAGCGCCAGCGCCGTTGTGGTTTTACCCAGCCCTGTGCCAAAGCCCATGATGCCGCGGCCGTCTTCAGACAGGCGCCGGACTTCCGCATTCTGATAGCTCAGTGGGGTACGCTTTCCGCTGATCTGCTGCAGCTGAAGCGAGGCAGACGAATGCTCAAACGGAACATAGCCGTTAAAGGCGTCGTTGTAGTCACTGACAACGCTTTCAACGTCCGGGTGCGTGCGCAGCCAGTCATTGAAATGTGTCTCCAGCTCACTGATACGTTTCAGGTAGACGTTGGCATTAACCCCGCGAGGCTTCACGCCGTTGAGGTAGTTTTCCAGCTGGTTGTAATAGCCGTCTTTGAAGCTGGCGCGCTTAAACTCGGTCACGCCACCCTTGCTGGTAACAGATCGCACCTGGTAGCCAGAGAAAACGCCGTCTTTGCCTGAATAGTTATCTTCAGCCGTCAGGTAGCCGTTCTCGTTTTCCAGATCCTGGGTGTACTTGAAATCATCAAAGCCCTGCTCGATCAGGAACTCTTTGATCAGGCGACGGTCCAGCCAGCGGGCATTCAGGTTAACCGTAATGTCTTCAATCGGCGTGTGATTGCGCTTCTCGTTGATGGTCTCCAGCTGGCGGACATAGTTCGCCTTTACCGGACCGTCCGGCGCGTCGTCGATCAGCGCCGCCAGGCGGGAGACTTTACCGCGCACGTTTCCGCTGGTGGCTCGTGCCATCGGCATGATATTGCCGTTGCCATCGAGTGCGATTTCCGGGAAGCTCGCCAGGTGCGCCAGTAGCGCCTCGTCACCTTCCGGTAGCTGGCCGGTAAAAGCGGCACGGAAAGCGGCCAGTGCTACAGGAACCAGATCCACGTCGCTGAAAAGATGGGAAACAACCTGCTCCGGGCTGGCGAAATCAACCGCTACAGCCTCACTGCGGTCGATGGTGCCATTCAGCAGCGCCGACAGATCGCCCTCGCGGCTGACGTTAGCCTGGAAGCTCAGCCAGCCTTTCGCGCTGGCGTCTGACAGCCCTACCAGCTTCAGGCCTTTCGGCGTGCCGTACTGGCCTACTTCTTCGCTCACCAGACGCGCAGCGTCGGCAATAATGCCGCTGGCGTCACCGCCCAGCATCTGCGTATTAAGTGCATCATTGATGCGCAAACCGATGATCGAAGCACGCATAACGCGCCAGCGGTGACCAGGCTTCTGATTCATGGCAAAGCGGATTGCCGCATGCGTGCGATCGTCAAAAAGTTGGGGGTATTCCACGCTGGCGGCATACAGGGCGCGGCTGTCCAGCGACAGCATGCCGTTGATGGTGCGCGTTTTCGTCTGCAAGTCACCAAACGTGGCCGCGCCAAACCGATCCGCGTCGATACCGCTCGATGCCGTGGTGGCATCTTTAATAAACCGGGTGCCATCGTAGGTGTGCCAGACGCCTGCCATGAGACGCTTATCGCCTTCAACCGGCGACTGCCAGACGGCGGCAGGTGTACCCAGCCGATCCCAGTCAATCCGACTGTCAAAGCGGCGCGACAGCGCGGCCTTCATCGCCTGATTGGTCAGCTGGCCATCTTTCTTAACCACCAGAATGTTGTTGAAGTCAGATCGTTCAGTTTCGCCGTGAACAAAGCGACGGCCTTCAGTTTCAAACCACTTACCCCGAATAAACGTCGGCCACAGGACGCTTGCCGCCTCAAGTGATTGCTCGTCACTGTCATGCACCAGCTGTGTCAGCGCTTCGGTATGCTTTCGCAGTACCCACACATCCACCACCGTCGCGGTGCCGCTTTCGGCAAACGTGCCGGACGGCATGCGGTGCGCGCCCAGGAACTCAGCGACGCGGGAAACTCGATCGCGCAACTTTTTGTTGTTGCCGCCGCCGTCGGTCATGCCGTTGGGAACCACCAGCACCACCAGCCCGCCGTACTTCACCTTGTCGATGGTGCGCATCACAAAGTAATGACCGACGTTGGTTTCATCACGGTAAGCAGGGTCGAGCTCCGCAAATCCGGTACGCGAGTCGCCAAACGGCACATTGCCAACGGCATGGTCATAGCTGTTATCCGGCACGGATGCCGCCAGCTTCTCAAACGCGCCCAGGCGAACGTCATCCTCCGGGTGCAGCAGCTTGTTAATGCGCCCTGACGTGTCGGAGATCTCCGCTGACGTCATCATTGCGCCAGCTGGCTTAGTCTCCTGAAAAACGCCGGTACCAGCTGACGGCTCCAGCATGTGGCCACTGGTAATGCCGTAGTCGGAAAATAGATCCCAAATACCCTCCGCCATAAAAGGCGGTGTGTAATATTCGTACTGACTGCCGCCGCTCCCCTCCAGACCGCCCTCACCGCTGTAACCCGCCAGTATCCGGCGCTGTTCGTCGGTCAGTTTGTTGCCGTCGAAACCCTGCGGCAGCGAATTAAGCAGCTTGATCGCGTTGTCATTTGCACTACGGCGCTCACGCTGCAAGCTGACGCCTTCCCGCTTGGTAACGCCAAATGCCACGACGGTTCGTTTTTTATGAAGGCGCATAACAAGCCTGATCAGCTCTTCAACTGATCCCGCCTCCTGTACCGCCCTGTTTCCTGGATTTTCCACTGTGTAACTTTTCCCCTGATTGCATAAAGCGAATAAGATTTAGTGGATTCTAAAGGTTTATTAAATAGGACGTGTAACTTTGGCTACTAAAAAAAAGGCGTTGTCCGTTTTAGGCGCATTGAGGCAGGCATTCAGAGGTGCAGCCGCTGACGCCCCCCAAAACCTCGCTTGGACTAACGGGCAAAATGTCGTGGTGTCCCGCTCCGGGCTGGCGGCTATGGCGTATAACGAAGGGAAGGCGGGAGAAATGACAACCGCCGGCGACAGTCTTTATCTGGGCGCGGAGCTGCCGCTGGACCGCCTGCAGCGTTACGCCATCCTGGAGGAAATGGCTAACAGCCCAACATGCTCTGCCGCGTTGAATATCCACATTGGCCACGCACTCGCCCCGGACAAAAAAACAGGGCTGGCGTTCTCTATCGTGCCTGTTGATCCATCGGACAAAGAGGGCGCGGCGCGAGCTAAAGAACTGCAAGATGATTTGGGGGCGATGATCAACCGCCACCTGCCGTCACTTGCAATGACCATGGCGATTTTCGGCGTTTCCTATGTACGCCCCTATGCCCGCTCCGGGAAAGGGATCACCAGTCTGGAAAACAGTTATTACTCGCTGCCCTACTTTGTGCAGGAGTTTTACAAAGGGGATCAGCTGGTAGGCTTTGGCGGGGATTATGTGCTGTCTCCGGATACGCATACCCGGACCCTATCAACGCCGTGGTCCTTGGTTCCAATGAAAAACCCGTACTGGACGCCCACGCGCAACGTGATGCCGGTGACGTCCGGAAACCGTGGTTATTCACTGCTTACAGAGGAAGAAGATAAGGAAGTAACGGAAACACAGAATTACGGTACCAGCTTTCTCGCGCACGCTTACGAGCCCTTCCTCAATCTGGTAGGCGCGCTGAATGCGCTAAAGGCCACGCGCTACAACGCCGCAAAAATTGACCGTCTGATTGCCCTCACCACCAATTCACTCGATCCTGTGGTAGGCGCAAATTATACCCGCACCGTGTCGCAGACGCTCAAACGCCATGGCGAAGCGCTCCAGAAAAAGGCGGTGAACGGCAACACCATGCCAACCGTTATGAACCATGTGATCCCAGTGATGGGCGACGGTAAAAATGGGATTACGATCGATACGCAGTCGATACCCGCTGACATTACCGGCATTGAAGATGTGATGTTCCACTTGCGCCAGCTTTGCGCCGCGCTCGGTATTGATTCCACTATGCTGGGCTGGGCTGACCAAATGGCTGGCGGGCTGGGGGAAGGCGGCTGGATACAGACAGCCATACAAGCGGCACTCCGGGCGCAGTGGCTGCGTCAGGGCGCGCAGGAAATGATTTACCGCCTGATCGATATCCACCTGGCGTTTAAGTATGGCAAGGTGTACCCGGTTAATGATCGGCCCTACGTCGTGCAATTTAACTCCATGAACACAGCGATTCAGGAAGAGGAAAGCCGTGAAATGGACGCCCGCGCCAACTTCATTACCCTGATGGTGCAGGTTATGGACGCGCTGCAGGCAAACAACAAGCTGGCGGAGAACGACACGTTTATGCGCTACCTGTTCAGCGACCAACTGAAGATGGACGGTGGTACCCTGGATAAGATGCTGGCTGAGTTTGAGAAAGGCAGGAAAAAGGCTGATGCGCAGGAGGATGAAAACGGCAGTGGCATGATGAATGAATCCGCACCTGACAGCACCGATCCGGCCAGCTGGACGCATGACGAGCTGGTGGCTTTTGCCCGCTATGTCACCACACCCGACAATTAGTTTTTCACAAAAATCCCGGCTTACTGACCGGGATTTTTTTTCAGCTTAGCTGTTTATATATGTGTCGCAGCCAAAGGTCAGATGAATCCCAATCATTGAGGTAATTATGGTTTTATCGGCAGTGCCAAATAACACCTCAAAATCTTGATGAAAATAGCATGATAAAAAATAAGTTAGAGAGGGGTGTTTTTCCTGACTTTTCATAACCTTGAATATCATAAATAATCTTTCCCCTGTACCTGTAGGCACGCCGGACAGCGCTTTACGTCTCTATGATGCACTAAGGCAACCGTCATCGCCTGATTAACCGTATAACAGGTGCCAATGAACCTCCGACGCTTAATAGACTCTGGAATCAAATTACAGCCTTCGCAGTGAAGCAGAAGGCCATTGTCCTCATGATTCCCGACATAGTATTTTTTTGCCTTTAACATGCTATTTCCTTGCACACTATTCAGCTGAACACCTTAATTAATAAGTGTTAGTTATTATTTATTTTTCATATAGTTAATAACTTCATATCCAGCCAAGGAATGAATTAAATGATCCAGATGGTCCTGAATAAATTTTAATATTCAGCCAATTGGCTAAATAAGAGAATTAGTGTAATAACGAAATAACCTGCCAATCGGCTGAGGTAATATCTTCAGGAGTCGGATCATAAAATGTCAGTGTGCCGGACTCGTCCATGAATAAAAACTGCATCTGGCTGTTAGCATCATGCTGCATGCATACGTGGTAAGCAGTGTCGCCCCACTTAGCACGACGGCATATAGTGCTGCCGGTCTGGCTAATTGCATTCATCGCGTGGGCGAATCTAAGCGTCGCAGGGGATGTTGTATCGGGGTTATCTGGCATGTCATGCTCCTTGTGCAAAAAGAAGCGTCACTACAGGAGGTTCCAATCTCCGGGTGGTGACGTTGACAGGGTTGGAACTACCGGTGCACAAGAAAACCGGCCTACCCGAAGGTAGCCCTACCAACGCCACCATAGATACGCCCGGAATGATCCGGACGTGGTAGCGCCGAAGGCACTATGTGCCAGTTCTCATGCTTTTTCAGGGTTCCAAACCTGGCTGCCGATTTTTTAGCAGCGCGCACACTATATGCGACGTGCTGATAAATTCAATATGTCTTATGTGAAATTATCCACTGGTCATTAGTTCCAGCCATAAATAAAGAATCGCTAACCCCCTAAATTACAACCTTTCTACCATCCCTCCGCGCAGGCAACCGCCAGCGCTGCCGCCGCTTTGCGGGGTATCACACAGTGATTACGAGGAAGACATGAAAGCACTCCGCACAGTAACGGATCGTTTTTCACTCATTGATAAGATTCGCCGGTATACGCCGCAGAATGATCGCAATTATCTACTGCGCTCTGTACGCGAAACGTTCAGAAGTCCTGAGACCCAGGAGCGTATTCAGCTGGGGGAAATGTTCGGCTATTACGGCCACGGACGGCGCGCAGCCTATTACGCTAAAACTGGTCGGCTTAACCTGCCAGAATTTGCAGTTGTCACCATTGATGGCAAGCCAGTAACGCTGGAAAACGTGCCGTCAAACCGTACGCTCGATGTGGAAGTTGATGATAACGGCATTGTTACCCACGTTCAGGAGATTCTGGATACCGAACCCGGCAACATCGTTGATGGCATGAACCGATCCCGTGCTGGTGGCTGGTCATGGGCGACAGGCGGCGATGATAATGCCATCTCTAAAGTAACCAGCTTTCACGGCTTCGATTACGTGACCAATCCAAACTATATCAGCCAGGATCACCCAGCTCTGTTACTGGAATCGGCCACTGAACGCGCCGACATGATGTACGCGGGCTTGCTGGAAAAGGGATATTCAGAGAATCAGGCGGCTGACATTATCCAGCACTTTGAGTCGATGCGCAGCCAGTCGGCAATGCTGGAGTCTGGTGATTCTGCCGTACTGGAGTCGGCGCTTCACATTGAGCACGGCAAGCGTCTGGAGGTGGAGGAACGGCTGAAGAACGCGCAACTGATGATCGAGAGTGCAGGCAGCGTGGCAAAAGCCCGCCGCCGCATCATGAAAGACGCGCTGGCCAACATGCCGTTATTTTTAAATAAAGCCCAGCAGGCCGCATTGTGCCGGATGGACACGCCGGAAGATGCGCAGATCGTCGCGGCAATGCTGGAATCCATTGGCTCAAACGTCACGGCAACACTGCCAATCGGCGCTGGCCACCAGCACACTTTGCCTCAGACACGGCCTGCCGCAGTCGATGACACTGTGCTTCTGTGGATTAATCCAAAAAAATAAAGGGCATGAAAAACCGTGCCCGAAAATTGGGCACGCTTTAGAATAATCTAAAAATTAAGAAAAACCTGAGTATTGATCCGGAACGGGATCGCGTTTATCATCCGCGCACTGACACAGTTTAGCGGCTGGATCAGAGAACGAAAAAAAATCGCCTGTTAGCGCAGACGATTTTTATCAACTTTGTGTGGTTATCGAGACCACACCGGCGTTGAGCCGAACAGCTTCTTTCGCAGGAAGTTGCAACCCACTGTCAGCGACTGAAATACAAGACGTTTTTTAGCGGAACATCTTGTGGGACAGGAGTACAACAGTGTCTATAGCAAGGAACTAAGACGTGTCTATAGTAGCTAATAGCGCCGATCCCGGCAACACTTTTCCCGCATTCCGCTCAATTAATGAGCACAGATCTATCCGAATTACAGGCTTCGATTTAACTCACATCATCGAACTTTCCCCCTTACCCAAAAGCATTACCCGCGTTTTAAAATTTGCCTGCAATCTGGCGGGTTCAACAACCGACTTCATCATCATCAAGTCACTTAGAAATTTGGCTGAAGAAGCTGGATGCAGCATTTCTACCGTTCAGCGTGCTTACCGTGAAGCAGTAAAGCTGGGAATCCTCAGTTATGAAGAGCAGCGCGACGAGAAGAATCACAGCGTCAGCAAGCCGAGTAAGTACACGTTTACCAGCAAAGCACTATCCTTTGTCCGGGCAAGTCTGGACGCTTTGAAAGAAGCAAATCTGAAACCGTCAGGACGTCAGAATATTGTCCGGAGAGTTATCGCTAACGCATTCTTTAAAAACGATTTTATCCACAACACCCCTGGTCAGAATGAACAGACCTCCCCTAGTCAAAATGACCAACAAGAAGTAAGAGATCACTCCAGTAAAAGAAAAACACTAAATTGGGAACCATCAAATTCTGACGCACTGGGAACGGCATCAGAAACGCCTGAGACGTCAGCGCCAGCTAAAAAGTTTGGTTTTTACCAGAATACTCAGAAGCAATTGGCAGCCGCATCGTCAGCTGCACAGAACGAACGAAGTGGTGAAGAGTTTCTACGCAAAGGCGGAATGCTGCATGAAGCGTATCAGGCGCTGAAGTCCAGCTTCAGAACTAAGCCCGCTGGTGATCGAAACCCGAAAAGCCGCCGCTATGTTGACTCGTTAAGCGGCGACTATTCAAAAGTGGACTATGCGATCCCTGAAGGCTGGCGCGGATGTTAGTCGGTAATTACACCTCCGGCATTCTGGTAGGCATTGAGTAGCGTCTCAATGGCGTGCGTTTTCTGGCCATACGGCGATCCGGTCAATGAGGCCCAGATATCATTGGTTTTACCAATTGCCGTGCGAATGCGTCCGGCCAGCACGTCAGCATAAGCACCCTGCTCTTTCAGCAGCTGATCGAGTAAGCGCTCCTGAGAGGCAGGACTGAAGTCAGGAAGAAGCAGCTGTTTTTTGTAGGCAGGCCAGTAGCGGTAAAGCTGCTGATAACGGCCCGCTGCGGTAGATGCCAGGCCATTGCTGTTAAGCGCTTTTGCGCGGCGATGTGCAAACGGGTGATCGCTGAAGTCGGTAAAGACTTCGCCCTGCTTTTCGCCCAGCCCCGTCACAATAACGTCATAGCCATTCATACGGGTTAACGGGTGTGTGCTGGTGCCTTCGGAAAAGGCCAGCATGTCGCCAAAGGCTTTACGGTTTGGGGATTGATCCATTGTGGTTCCGCTCTCTTTTTTGATGAAGAGCCGGACTGTATGGAGTTTGTAATTTCCAAAGGAAAAAAGGCCGCATTGCGCGGCCTTTAGGTCAGTTGATTTCTTCCGGTAACGGAATTTCGCCGGGTTGTTCGATCATGCTTTCCGGCCAGTCAAAGGTGACGCCACCCGCGCTAAGGGTTGCCAGAAGTGTACTGCTGTCACAGGCGTTCATGTCGCTGCACAGCCCATACTCGGTTGCCTGACCGGCAAGGTACACAATGGCCTGAACGTCCAGCAGGCTCAGGTCGCCGGTGACGCTAAAGGCTTCATGCTCCTGCGGATCGGGCGTACTGCTTTCGAGCACCAGTGCAAAACTGCGCCCCCGGTGCGTCATGGGGATCGTGAGTGCCATCAGTTGTGCTCCTTTTGCAGCTGGCCTAATACAAAGTCCATTACTTCATCGCCGGAAGAGACTGAATCGCCCATCAGACGCGGGTCCGCCAGCATCTGAAAGCCCACTGAGATAATTTCCGTCGCGGTTGTGTTGTCGATAGTACCATCACCGTAGAGGCGGCCCATATACGGCGATGAAAAACCGCCATCAATGCCCTGCTCCTGCTGCCCTTTTTTGTAGGACCAGGTATTTAGTGTTTCACTGCGCTGGCGGTGCCTCAGAAACGCTTTTGACTGCTCCATCAGGTCGGCGCTGCTGTACTCATAGTGATGCCCTGCCTCATGCCAGAGTACGCTTATATCGTTGTGGTCTGACAACTGGATTGCACCATTCGCCAGGCTAGCGCTGGCTCTACCGCGCTGTTTGAAAGTGATACGCTTCAGAGTTTTCAGCTTCCCGCCCGTCAGGCGATACAGGTCGCTCAGATTCCGCTGCAGCGTGCCTTCACCAAATCGCCCATCAAAACTTTTAACCGCGTCTTTATGGATTTCGATACTGTCCGCCCAAGCGTCAGCGTCGGCCTGCGTTATACGTGAACCGGAAATTAGCCCCTGCACATGTTCATCCAGTCGCTGCTTAGCCGTGCTGACCGGCAGATTTACGGTACTGCGGATTGTGTCAGCCAGATCCGGATCGACAGCCTGCACCTTTTCAAGCATGGCGAGGTCGTCTGCTGAAAACGTGTCGCGCAATGGTCGGTCTCCGCGTGCAACCGCATTCAGGGTGCCGGGTGCGAACCGCATGTTAGAAAATAACTTACCCAGGAAGGATGAATAGTCAGCCTCTTCGTCCAGCGCTTCGAATTTCTCACTGGCGGATTTCAGCGCTTCTGTTCTGGCCTTAACGTCCTCCGGGCTACCGGCACTCAGGCCTAAATCCGCCATGATTGCTGCGCCAGTCGCCACGCTGGAAAGCGCCAGTCTTCCTGCCTCGTCAGGTGTCAGGGTTGCTGGTGGCTTATAGCTGGCGCACTCCATGAGACTTGAATAAACACTCGCGAAGCTGCTAATACCGCTCAGGCGCATGATCCCCATGATGCCGTCAGGGAACACGCGCTTGCCTTTCAGGCGACGGTAATAGGCCGGAAATAACTGCTTTGCAAGTGGCGCTTTTTCAGTGATTTCGGTGGCTTTGACAAATGCCTGCAGCATCGAGGCATACTGGAGCAGTTCACCCTGATTAAATACCATTGACCAGTCAGCCTGTGACGTCACACTCGGCATTCCTGCCTGGCGTAGCAGCGCATAAACAGAGTCCAGCGCATACTGCTGCTTAATCTCTTTGATGTTCTTTCCCACCAGAGACGCGTTCAGATCCTGATAAGTATCCAGCGCGGCTGTATCGTCAGGCGCGGTTTTCATCAGCCGGTTAATGGAAGCCATAATAGCGGCTACCGGAACTACGCCGGGTGTGTGCGCCGGGAAGCCATACACGACGTCCACCAGCTCGTTTACCGACTGCGCGCCTGCCACAATACGTCCGGCCAGCTTCTGCCGCTCAGTGAGGCCCATGCCAGCGGATTCGAACATGGCAAAGTTCATACCCTTGCCTTCACCAAATTCCTCTTCGATCTCTCCGGATACGGCGGTCAGGACGTCGGTCAGCGTCAACTCACCGCCGCCGAACATATCCCCCAGCGCCTGCTGCTGGTGTAGCAGCTCGTCGTTGATCTTCTGCGCCATCTTTTTGAACGCTGCCCCGATGCGTTTCGCGCTGCGGTTGTTTGCCACGATAAACAGCGCCAGCGCTTCTGCCTCTTTGCTGGATTCTTCGAATAATCCCTGCTGTGCCAACACTTCCTGTATTGCCTGCCCGCTGTCTTTTGCCTGGCGAACCAGCTTGATAGCATCCTGCAGCGCGGCAATTGCCTGCTGATCGAGGCCATCAACCGACCGCACCCCATCCACCAGCCCGGTGACGGCCTGCCGGTGGACGTCTCCGGATAGCATCTGCATCTGTGCAAACTCGCTTGCCGCCGTGTTGAGAGCCGTCAGGATGTTGCGCATTTCCGGGTCCGGCTCTTCGGATACCAGCTTAACCAGCCGTTCGTCTTTGTAGGCACGGGCAAAGATCGCATTCTGCATGCGGTCAATCAGCTGTTTCGTTGGACGCCCATCTTCGGTCAGCAGGCCAGCTGTCGCCGTGTCGCCAATCTCTTTCATGAATGCCCGGATAAAGCCGTCGTTTGATCGTGCCAGAAGGTTGCCGTCGTCGGACGGATTGAATATGGCCATCAGCCGCTCGTCGAGCATTTCAGCATCAACAAAAGCCTTTTCACTCGCTGCCATTTCCTGCAAATCAGAGAGGTTGGAGTCTTTCGCAAACTGCGCCCGATCAACGTCGGTAAGGCGCTCACGCACCAGTACCGGCATATCCATCTGCGCAATATCCGACGCCTTCAGGCCATAGTCTTTTGCGTGGTCAATCAGATACTGCCGGTACTCATCGGCCTGTCCCTGCTCATAGGCACGCGTGATCCCCATGGAGCGTCCGTTACCCGACTCAACCACATTGTCTGCGCCCACGATTGGCGCGCCGTGGCTGCTCATGCCTGAATCGGTCAGCTTCGCCGGTCGGAGGTTGCCCGCGATTTTGGAGACCTGCACTTTGCTGGTCAGTCGTGTGCGGTCGCGTGGCTGTAGTTCAGCAGGGAAAAGCGGGTTTATGGTGCCGTCGAGGTTGTTGGAAATAATTAGGTGGCGCGCATCTACCACTTTAAATGCGGTCTTCACTTCCTGCCCTTTGCCGGTCACGACGTATGACGATCGCCCCGTTGTGGTCTGCGCTTTTCGCAGCGATCCCACCAGCCCGATCAGGGCAAATATGCTGCCAGCGTCGCTCAGCAGATTTCGTAATTTCTCGTTAAGCATTTTGATTCCGGGAATAAAAAACCCCGCCGAAACGGGGTTGATGATTAAGCAGCGAGGCCGCTGGCGGCTATCCAACTGGCGGTCTGTTGTCTCGCGTCTTCCAGCTCCAGATAGACGCCGATGTAGTCACCGACACGGCGCAGCGTCTCGACAAAATCAAGCTGCGGCTGGCTGGTGAACTTACCGGCCAGAAAGTCAGTAACCACTTCGGGAACGGGCTGATCTTCCTTCACCGCTTCCGGCTGTGGCTCAGTGACCGTCACGGGTGCCGGTTCGCTGGTGGCAGGTGCTGGCGCAGCGCCATAACCCAGCTGGAGCATGATCGCCTCCATCTGGTCATTGAGATCCAGAAGGTCCAGCCCCTTAACGGTCGGTGCTTTGATAATCAGCTCGTCCAGCTGGTCGGCTAAATCCAGCTTTTGCAGTGCGGTTAAAGTCATGCGGCCACCCCGTTACGCTGCACGGCCACCAGCAGATCGCTAAGGTGCTGCACGGCATCATTGACCAGCGATTCGTTTTCATCGAATACACCCGCGGCCGTCAGTGCGGCAATGGCCTCACGGACCTGACTACGGCCAGCACGGATCACGTCCATATCGTCGGTATCGAGCGAGGTCAGCCCCCGAAGGTAATCAATCGCCTTCTGCGCTTCGGTGTCTA